GGTTCTCAAAACTATCGTATCATAATGAGATACACAGCAGGTGTTCAGTTCGGTATCGGACAAGACATCGTGTATTACGGAGCATACTAATCAATTAACTAACAATCTAAATTAACAGAATATGTCTTGTAATTTATCAGCTGGAAGAAACGAAGTGTGTAAAGATAGTATCGGTGGCTTAGCCGGCGTTTACTTCTTAAACTACACTACTGGCTCTTTCACAAAAAACGGAAGCGGTGAAGTAACCGCATTTCCTTCTGGTAGCACAGTTTACTACTATCAGTTGAAAGGAACAAGTGCATATACTGAAACCGTGAACACTTCTAGAGAGAATGGAACTACATTCTTCAATCAGGAGTTAGTATTGAACTTAAAGAAGTTGACTAACGAAATGACCACTCAATTAAAATTGATGGCATACGGTAGACCACAAATCGTAGTTCACACTATGAACGGAGATGCTTTGTTAGTTGGTGAGATGGAAGGTGCAGATGTAACTGCAGGAAGTATCCAAACAGGTGCGGCAATGGGTGACCTTTATGGTTATTCAATTACCTTCACAGGTCAGGAGAAATTACCAGCAGCTTTCTTAAGCGGCTCTACTCAAACAAATCCATTCGCAGGAATTGGTGCAAACCCAGTTGTTGTTTATGGAACTAATAGCTAATCAGTATAGCATTATAAAAATATTAAACCCTACTCTTAATTGAGTGGGGTTTTTTTATTTCCCTACTATTTAGTGAAGTTAGATTGTTAAATATGAGTAATTACTAACTAAATCAACATAATGCTTACCTATTTCATATCTGGCAGCAATGGATACACAATTAGAACGAGTCAGAGCACATCTACTGCGTTCACAATGTCATTACAAGACATGTTGAAACAAACAAATTCAACTGCTTCCATTACATCCATATCTTACAATGAATGTGAGAGTATGGTTTCATTTACTGCAAGTATAAGCGGTGTTAATATTGGAGATGAGTTTAGAGCTACTCTAACAAATGGTATAGAAGATATATGGAATGGTAGTATTCAAGTATTTGCTTCACAAAGCGTTAATAAACCTGCTTATGTAAACCAAATACCTGTTGATGAAGAATTTATTAGTAGAGATAGTAGTAATACATTTGTTTATTGGGAACAGGCAGCGCCTTCGCCATCTACAACTACTACAACTACTACGGCAGCACCTACGACTACAACGACATCAACTACTACAACGACCACAACATCAACTACTTCAACAACAACAGCTGCACCAACAACTACAACAACTGCAGCTCCTGGTGGAGTAGATTTAGTATTCTATTTTGGAAATCAAATAGGTGGACTTGGATTTGATGTATGTTGGTCAGGAAGTAATTCATCAGGAACTGGAATTGGTATTCAATTTGGAGAATTAAAAACATTTATGAGTTCAGATGCAGGTTGCACAACTCCATACGGAACAAGTTGGGATTTAAATCCAGGTGGAAGAGATTTCTTCTTCGCAGGTGGAACTATGAACTCGGGAAATTGGTCAACTACTTCGGGAGGCTCATTATCACCAGGTAATTTTTACAGAACAAGGATTAGCGGAAGTGTCAGAATAGACGTAGGTGGATTCTCTCCATATGAAACATTTGATTTAACTGGCTCACAATACAAAGATATAACATATAATGGTAGAACTGCAAGAGTGTTAGGGCCTAATTGCACATTAAATAACGCATCAGGTTGTTAATAAAAAATAAAATATGAAAGGACAAACAAATTTTTCAGTAGTAAATGTAGGTAATGGAAACAATACATTACCGATAATTACAGAAGATATTAAAAGCAGATACCAATGGGTGCCATTCGGTGTTTATGGACAGGATGATTTCTTTGCAGCAGTCAATCTTGCATACAATACTTCTACAACGAATGCGGCATGTATAGAAGGGATTGCAGACTTAATCTATGGTAAAGGATTATATTCAAAAGATGAAGCGTTTAATGATACTCTAAATCGCTTAATACCACAGGAAGATGTTAAGAGATTAGCATTTGATTTGAAATTATTTGGTAATGCAGCAATGCAAATCTATTGGAATGATGAACATACAAAGATTATAAAAATCTATCATGTGCCAGTTCAAACTATTCGTGCTGAAAAGATATATGATAATCCTCGTATCCAAAACTATTACTATTGTGTAGATTGGTCAGACCAAAGAAAGATTAGAGATAAAAAGAAAATACCTGCATTTGGAACATCATCAGAAAAGATGGAAATGTTTTGGATGAAGAACTATTCACCAAACTTATACTATTATAGTTTGCCTGATTGGGTATCAGCAATGCAATTCTCACTTGTAGAAGCAGAATTATCTAACTTGCATATAAACAACATAGAGAACGGATTCTTGCCGATGGTTATGTTGAATATGAACAATGGAGTTCCAGCGCCAGAGGAGAGACAAACCATAGAAGATTTGCTATACGCAAAGTTTACAGGAACTAACAATGCCGGTAAGTTTATGTTATCGTTTAATGATGACCCTACAACAAAACCGACAATAGATGTAGTAAACATTGATAACCTGCATGAGAAATTCAGATATGTAGCAGAATATGCACAAGATAGAATCCTAGTAGGACATAGAGTAACATCACCACTTCTTTTTGGTATCAGAACTCAAGCAAATGGTTTCTCTTCTCAATCAGAGGAAATGATGACAGCATTTAGTATCTTACAAACAATGACTATTGTTCCTTTCCAAAATCTTATACTTAATACACTTAATTATATTTTTAGAGAAGGTGGAATTGGTGATGAAAAAGAATTATACTTCGACCAATTAACTCCATTAGCAATCTTATCACAGCAAGCAGAAGATACAGGTAAAACAATTGACCAGGTATCTGATGAAACTAATAAAGAATTAGAAAATCCTGCAACAACTGATGATGAGACAGTAGCAGATGTGCAAGAGGTAAAACCAAACCAACCAATTGAGAAGTTTGTTAAGCCTGCTCATTTTGAAAAAGAATACGAATTACTTATAAAATAAACAACATGGCTATAGCATTATTTATATCAAGAAACGATATTATAAAAACAACACCTCTTCAGGGTGCGATTGATGCAGATGCATTACTTCCATTTATCTATACTGCACAAATAAAGTATTTAAAAAATCTTTTAGGAACTGTCCTTTATGATTATCTTGCTGCACAAATAGAAACAGGAACACCATTTACTGGTAGATACCTTGAATTAATGGAAGATTATGTAAAACCTTCACTTGTATGGTATACCTGTGTAGAGTATATTCCTTTCAGTTCAATACAATTCAAATCTAATGGTGCTGTGAAGCAACAGAGTGAGCAAGGCGTCGCTCCAACTAAAGCGGAGATAGATTACCTTAAACAACAGGCACAAACGAATGCTGACTATTGGGCGTTGAGATTACAAAACTTTTGTATTTCATATTCGCAAGACTTACCACAATACCTTGAATCAGTTGGTAACCAAACACAAATCTATCCTGACCAAACTAATCAATACTTTGGCGGAATACAATTATAATAAACTATGAGTAATTACTTACAATATAATCAGGGAGTAAACTATACACTCTACTACAATGCGTTAGATTATTTTGAAACAATAATGACTAACCATCCGCAGATTACTAAAGTAACTACGGGTGATATACAGGATGTAGATGATAGAGAGTTTCCTATGTATCCATTAGGTAATGTAAACATTCTTTCTACTAATATTTCTGACAGCACAACTAGACATGAAGTTCAAATTGTAATTGCTGATAAAATTAAGAATAAAAATAACGAAAGTGGAAACGCACCTAATGCTGCTGAAACAAATGATAATACGCAAGTAATACCTTTTTATGGTGTAGATGATTATGTTGATATACTTGCAAACTCATTAGCAATCATAAACGATTTAACTTCATTTACAGCATATTCAGTTGCAGCATTTGATATAGATGGTGAAATAATTTGTGAGCCATTTGTAGAAAGATTTAATAACGGATTAGCAGGACATGTTGCAACATTTACACTTGTAACACACAATGATAGACCAAGATGTTTGTATGATTTACTTCCATCAGGCTCCTATCCTAATCCTATTTGCTAATGGCATTATCCAAAATACAATTACCACTAAAGAATGTTGCTAAAACCATTCGTAATGTTGCATCTAAACTTGCACCACGCGATACTGGCAATCTACGCAATGTTATGCGTTCATATAATACGCCGGATAGAATGGTTAAGTTTGATAAAAGCGGTGGAGCAAAGATTACCTTATACTTTGCACCTCCTGGAGCAACTTATGGTAAGTATTGGAATAAACCATACGGAAGTGGCAGTGGTAGAACTGCAACGATTAAAAAGAGATATCCTCAACACTTTGATTATGCTGAAAAAGCATATAAAGACCCTTCCGTTAAAAGAGCTATTAAAGAATATACTAAATCATTAGGTAAACAAATAGCAACCGATTTAAGAGAAGCTGTAAGAAAGGGATAACCATCAATTACAAATCGTTTCTAATTGGTTAAATAGAAAAGTAAAAATCAGATGGCTCTATCTATTGTTCAAACTCCGGCAACTTGTTCGTTAGCACAATCGCCAATTATATTTTCGGTGAATGAAAGTGTTTCTGCGACCGTATTGCAAGATGGTTTCCAATATGTGTGTGATTTATACTATTGGCAAGGAGCATTAAATAATTCAGGCTCTACACCTGATTATACTTTAATAAAATATCCTAACACATCTTTGTATGGAATATTTGATTTGAATAGAATCCTTAATTCTACATTACAAGATTTAGCACAAGTTAATACATCAAATGTAGTTTATTTTGCATGTGATTTAAGTTGGCAATATCCTTCAGGTAGTGGATACGCAACTACTGGAAGTATTAGAACTCAAACATACAAAGCATTAGATGGTTATGCTTTATTCCAAGAACCAATTGGACAGGCTATAACCGCTAAAACACCACATTGGCCTCTAATGACAGATGGGCCTGCAACACAATCAGCATTCATTACAAACGAAGGAGTTGCTGGTGTATTTGTTGGAACAGCAAGTTCAGGCTCGACTCCTACAAAAGTAAGATATACATCTAATTTAGGTGCAGCAGATTATATTGTAAGTGCAACAACATCTACAACAGGACAAATTCATCAATATCCAATAGGACCTGCAGAGAGTGGATTTCCATTATCAACAAATGGTTTAACTTATTTTACTACTCAAGCATATACAGGAGGAACTCCATTAGGAGAAGCTATCACTTACAATATAGTATGTGAACAAAAGTATCCTAACATAAGAATAAAATGGAAAAACCGCTATGGACAATTTGATTGGTTTAACTTTAATATGGTTAATAGACAATCATTCAATAGTGAAAGAAGAACATACCAACCACAATTAGGAACTTGGCAATCTCCTACACTACAATACAATAATTACGATAGTTCGGTTCTCAATTATATAGCCGACTCCAAACAAACAATTTCAGTTCAAACAGATTGGGTTGATGAAGCATATAACGAAATATTCAAACAATTGTTAGTAGCTGATGAAGTGTATTGGATATACGATGAAGCAACAGGTGATTTAAGACCTATTACTATAAGCACTTCATCAATTACATTTAAAACAGGTGTTGTTGATAAAGTAATTCAATACGGATTTGATTTCAATTGGGGACAAGCATATAAATTGATAATCTAATGGGTATAATAAGCACACAAGGATTTGCGTTTAAATTAATTGCCAATGGAACACAATTGGACTTGTTTGATGATGAAGAAATTCTTTTATCAGACAATGTAACAGGTCTATTTGATATTGGTGTGCTTCCTGCTGACTTTACTCGTCAGATTACAGTCCCTGGAACAAAAAAGAATAACGCATTCTTTGAGCATGTTTATGATATTAGTATTATAAATCCTTACTTATTCTCTACAAACCAAAAGGTGCCAGCATATTTGGACTTTGATGGTATATACCTTTCTGATGGATATCTTCAGTTAAATAAGGTAAATGTAATAGCAAATAAATTTATTGATTCATATGAGGTAACTATCTTTGGTGGATTATCTTCATTTGCAAGAGATATTAACAGATTTTATCTTACTGATTTAACAGGCTCACTTTCACAATTCAATCACACATCTTCTTATGATAATATATCATCAAGTTGGAATGGTGGCCTTTTTAGTGGCAGTATTGTATATCCTCTTGCAGAATACGGACAAAAGATACAATTTACACCTGAAGAAGCATTCTTTGGTATAGATTCTAATGAAGGTGCATTGTGTGTGCAAGATTTCAAACCTGCTATTCGTATTAAGGAAGTATGGGATGCAATCTTTGAAACATATGGATACACCTATTCAGGCTCATTTTGGCAACAAGATTGGTTAGATAATGTGTATATGTTATGTAATAACCAATTGAGATACCCTGTATATGATGAATATAATTTAGAAACATATGGTCAGATTAAGATAGCACCTATTAGTGGTAGCGGCCAAACAAACTATACAATGTCAGCAGGAGTTGAATTACAATTTCCTTGGTTTAATATACAATATAATCCACAAGAAAATATAGATTCAACAGGAACATATACTTTAGATTTTTCATCCAGATTAAGAGGTGAATTAGCATTGAATTTTGAAATGAAATCAACAGGCACAGGAAACTCTGTTCCTGCATTTTATTTAAATGTAAAAGATGCTACTACATCAGCATTAGTATCTACGACTGCATTGGTTAATTTTAACCGATATATGGAACAATTATTCATATACAATTCACCGCAAGTTAAAACACAACAATTCCAATTAGTAACTGAATTTAATACAGCGTTATTGCCTGCGGGCTCTTATAAATTTTATTTAGAATATGTCAATGCTTATACGCCGGCACCATTCCAAATTGTATTAAATCCTGGCAATACGCTTTCTAATACTTATTTAGAAATTAAAAAAGTAAATCAGGGTGGTGATGGTTTAGTATTGGATATGCCATCTAATATGCCATATGGAACAACAGGTATTAAGCAAGTTGATTTTATAACGGGCATACAAAAGAAGTTTAATTTGGTAATGTATCCAAATAAAACAAAACCTAGAGAGTTTATTGTTGAAGAGTTTAATAAGTGGTATAAGCAAGGTGAAGTTAAAGATTTTAATAAGTTCATTAATTTGGACAAGAAGATTGAGTTTATACCTGCAAATAACCTTGCAGTAAATAAATTAAACTTTGGTGATACCCTTGATGGTGATTATATTTCACAACAATTCCAAAAAGCAAACAATAGAGAATATGGTAAAACATATTATGTAGATACTGAAAACTTCTTCTCACAAGGAGAGTTCAATGTTAAAACTACATTTGCTTCTTCACCATTAGTATATCTTGAGGGAACAGGCCTATCTGGTAGTTTTGTAGAAAGAAATGCTGATTTTGGTTGTATAGCACAAGCACAGGCATTTAGTGAAAGAAGAATTACAGCATCTACCAATATCAAACACTTTACAACTTATGTTGTATCAGCACTTGCTACTGCAAATCAAGGTGAAGGACCTGTAACGGATTGTTCACCGCCTGATTGCACATACTTACCTTACCCAGTTAATGCAGGAGATGTATTAACATTTAGTGCTTTGGGTGATTATAGTAATACTTTAAGTTGGGCATTTACCAAAACAACGGATGGTGGCCCTACTATATTAGATGCAGGAACAGGATATACGAGAACATTTATTTATACAATATCAGCTTCAGATATTTCAAGCGGAGTCTTGCAATTCTACGCAGATGTAACAATGACTGATTAATGGCAAGGAATAGAATATACATACC